CGCGTCCTGCGCGGCGTGGAGCGCACCTTCACCGTGGAGGATGAAACCATCACCGGCCTCTACAATGTCGGGTACGATCCCGCCGTGGAGCCGGAGCCGGAGGTCGTGGCCTATCTGACCGCGAACGGCTATCTGCCTGTGGTGACGAGCCAGCGCCCCGAAGACGGGGAGGGCTACTATTATGTGGATGGCTATGAGCTGGGCCACGATGACACCACCGACACCGACGAGATCGTGCAGGTGTGGGAGCGGCGGGAGATGCCCGATCCGGACGAGCAGGAGGTCAGCGCCGAGGAGGCGCTCGACATCATTCTGGGAGGTGGCGACCATGAAGCGTAAGGACGCACGCAAGATCGCCCGGCAGCTGCACGGACTGGGCAAGGCAAAGACCGACGCGGAAGTCGCCGCTGCGCCCTTCCTGCTCGAGGCCTGGGAGTGGGATCGCGACTACATCGTCGGCGATCGCAGGCGCGTCGGTGACGTCGCCTACAAGTGCAAGCAGGCGCACCACGCGCCGAAGGACGCCAACTACGCCCCCGACACGTACCACGCGGGCTGGGATCCGATCCCGAGCCCGGACGAGGACGGCACGCAGGGGAACCCCTACACGTGGGTGCAGGGCATGGCGCTGGAGGCCGCTAAGTACTACCGTGACGCCGGCGTCACGTACCTCTGCAAGGTCGGCCAGGCGGCGGGGTACCTGTGGTATCCGCTGGCTGAGCTGGTCAGCCTGGGGTATGTGGAGGCCGTGGCATGAGCGAGGCGGTAAGGTTCCTGATCACCGCCGCCGAGCTGCTGGCCGCGCTCAGCGCCCTGGTGGGCGTGATCGTCGGCGTCTACAAGATCGTCGACAACAACAAACGGCAGAACGCCGTGATCGAGTCCATGCAGGAGGAGCAGACCGTGCTGTGCTACGCGGTGCAGGGCTGCCTGCAGGGACTCATTGAGCAGGGCTGCGACGGTCCGTGCAAGGAGGCGCTGGCCCTGCTCCAGAAGCATCTCAACAAAAAGGCGCACGCGCCGAATTTGTAGGAGGTTAAAATCATGAGCAAACAGGATATTATCCGCAAGCTGACCAGCCGCAAGCTCTGGCTGGCGGTCGCGCTGTTCGTCAGCGGCGTCATGACCGCTGTCGGCGCCGCTGACAAGGCGGAGACCGTGGCGGGCCTGATCATGCAGGGCGCCGCGGTGCTGGCCTACATCCTGGGCGAGGGCCTGGTGGATGCGGCCAACAAGCCCCCCGACGGGGAGACCGAAGGGGAGGGCCTCGGCGATGACTGAAAATGAACTGAGGAACAAGGTTGTCAGCATCATGCTGGGCTGGGAGGGCGCCGTCAGAGGCGATTCCCGGCACGCGGAGATCCTCTCCATCTACAACAATCACAAGCCTCTGGCTCGCGGTTACGCCGTCCAGAAGAACGACGCATACTGCGCCACCACCGCCAGCGCGGCCTACATCAAAGCCGGCATGGCCGACTTTACCGGCACCGAGTGCGGCGTGGGCCAGTGGATCACGATCGCCGAGCAGAAGGGAATCTGGGTCGAGAACGACGCCCACAGGCCGAAGCCCGGCGACGCCATCTGCTACGACTGGTCCGACTCCGGCGTCGGCGAGGATCTGGCGTACCCTGACCACGTCGGCATTGTGGCGTCGGTCGACGGCGATAGCTTCGTCGTGATCGAGGGCAACATCAACGGAGGCAAGGTCGGCAGACGGAGCATGCAGGTCAACGGCAGGTACATCCGCGGCTTCATCTGCCCGGATTTTGCCGCCGCAGCCCGGGCGCTCGACCCTGAGACGCCCATCGCGGACGACGTCGAGCCTACCAACGAGCGGGACCGGCTGCTGGCTATCCTGGGCGACAGGTGGATCGAGACCTATCGGGACCTGCCCGACTGGGCCAAGCCCGAGGTCATGGAGCTGATCAAGCTCGGGGCGCTCAAGGGCACCCAGGAGGTCGACGATCCCGAGAACACCAAGATCGGGGCCACGCTCAGCTTCGTGCGGTCGCTGATCATCGCGCTGCGCACCGTCAAGGCGCTGGCCGGCGGCGCCGACAAGGCGGCCCTGGCGGACGCGCTGGAAGCAGCTGCCGAGGCGCTGAAGCAGTAAAAAAGTACCCTCCCGGCGATTGCTGGGAGGGTGCTTTTCTATCTTTCGGGAATAAGGTCCGCCGTATTCCGAAAAGTTATAATTCCGGAGAAAAATAAAAATCGAAGGTGCGCTCTGGTTTGTTGTAGACGATCCTGTCTAAGATAGACCGGAGCGCTTTGTTTTTTTCCAGAGCGGAGCGGGCGGGGTCTTTGATGATCTGGAGGACGTCGGCGAGCCTGGCGCGGCAGGCGGCGGGATCGGGGTATGTGGGGGCGGTCCGCGTTTCGGCGGCCTGAGCGGCCCTCAGGCGGCTCAGAGAGGCTTCTATGTCCTCCTTGGCGGCTCTGTATTCCTCCGGTGTGAAGACGCCGTCCAGGAGCGCGGAGCGGGCCCGGGAGAGGCGCAGTTCTTCCGCGCGGATCAGACGGCCCCAGTCCTGGGAAAGGCGCTCAGCGGGCGCGGGAGCGGGCGAGAAGCGGAAGACGCCGCTTTTCACGAGCTGCTCCAGGTATCCGATCACGGCACGGTCCGCCCTGTCGAGATCCAGGTGGTGACTGACGCCGCACTGGCCGCGGTTGTACTTGCAGCACTGCAGGGAGTTGGTGGCGCGGACATAGGAGAGGGTCGCGCCGCAGCTGCCGCAGCGGACGAGACCGCGGAGCATGTAGATGTGCGGATGCTGTTTACCGACGTTCTTGGGCTCTGTCTGGCGCGTGGCAAGGCGATCCTGCACGCGCCGCCACAGGTCCGGGTCGATGATCGGCGGGTGCCTGCCGTCCACCAGGAGGACGTTGGAGCCGTTATAGTTCGCCCGGTCATAGTTGGCGTGGCCTTCGGTGCTCCAGCGGATCTTGCCGATGTAGGTCGGATTGCTCAGGATATAGGAGATCCAACGGTTGTCCGGCAGGTTGCCGCGCCGGGTGCGGATGCCCTTGTCGCCCAGCTCCCTGGCCAGCTCCCGCATGCCGGCGCCGCCGGCGTAGCGCTCGAAGATGTACCGCACCGTGGCGGCGTGTTCGTTCGGCTCGAAGGTCTTGTCCCGGCAGGTGTAGCCGAAGGGTGCGGTGCCCATGGCCTCGCCCCGGGCGGCTTTTTCTTTCATGCCGCGGCGGACCTCTCCGGCAAGGTTGATCAGGTAGTATTCGTCCATCCAGGCGATGATGCTCTCGATCAGCGACGAGAACGGGGAGTCGGTGGAGGGCTCGGAGATGGAGATCACGTCGACGCCGCGCTTGCGCAGGAGCTTCCGGTACATGATCGACTCCTCCTGATTCCGCGCGAAGCGGGACCACTTCCAGACGAAGATCGCCTCGAAGGGCGGGGCCTTGCCCTCCTTGGCCTGGGCGATCATGAGCCGGAAGGCGGGGCGTTTGTCGGCTGTGCGCCCGCTGACGCCCTCGTCCCGGAAGATATACTCCTCCGGGATCAGAAACCCTTCGCGCTTCGCGTGGTCCCTGATGGCCTTGAGCTGGCTCTCCGGGCTGTATTCGATCTGGTCGTCGGTGCTGACGCGGATGTAGGCGGCTGCGATTTTCAGGGGCGGCATGGTTCAGCCTCCGTTGACTTCGTTGGCGAGGGCCGCGAAGCCGGGCTTGTGATAGTATGGCTGGAGCAGGTCGAGGATCTCCTGTCGGGCGTCGGCGGCTTTGTCGAGGATTTTCCCGGCCCTCTCACGATATGACGACGCAGGGCCGGAGATGTTCGTCACGTGGTAGATCATGTCCTGCTCGGCCTGGTACAGTCTGACGACGGCGGCCCTGAGGGCGACAGCGTTCTCGGCGTCGATCTTGTTCCCGCTGATGGCTTCATATTGCTCTATGATGCCGGGAAGGCTGGCGGTGATCTCGTCAGTGGCCAGGCCTTCGACGTTGTCGCCTTCGAGCTTTGCCTGCTGCATGGCCAGGTCGTGGTGCTGGACGCATTTCCCATAGAAGACCATGTCGTTCTTCACCGGGATCGTGATGTTCTCTTCTTCCAAGCATTCGGCGATAGAGTATGCAAATGTAAACATATTGCTTGTGGCTGTCATGGCCTCCTGTGCAAACCGGAGGCAGTCGGCGCCGAATTGGATTTCGTCCTTGTTCGCGCACCCGGCGAGGCAGGCGAAGAGCAGGGCGAGGGTCAGGAGCAGGATGACGGTCTTTTTCATGGCGATACCTCCCAAAGAATGACAAAATACATTTTATTGTACACTTCTGATTTTATAATAGCCTCCCGGAAAAAACAAGAGTTCAGGAGGTGGAGATCATGGAAAACCGGGAAGAAATGATCGTAGAAATTCTGCGGTTGCTGGAGGACGCGGAGGAGCGGGCCCTGCGGTTCGTGTACTTTTTTCTGCTGCAATTCCCGCGGGAATAGGATGAAACAGGCAAAATAGAAAACGTTTGCGAATTTGGCATTTTGCCGAAGAGAAGAAAAGGCCGCCCGGTCAGTCGCCGGGCGGCTTTTCCATTTGTTCGGCGCAGGTCCGGACGATCTTCTCCAGCAGGGCCCACTCGGGGGAGCCGGGCTCGAAGCGCAGGAGCGTGGTGATCAGCGTGTTGCGGAAGCTCTCGGGCCGGTCCGCGAGCATCTGTCCGACCAGCCGGGACAGCTCCTGCTCCCTGGAAGCGGGTGCGGTCATGTCGCCTTCGCCGGTGCGGAGCCAATGCTCGTTGACGTGGAACTGCTGGCAGATCAGCGCCATCGTGCTGTCGCTGGGGATCGCTGTTCCTGCTTCCCATTTCTGGACGGCAGAGAGAGAGACTCGGACAGTTTCTCCGAATTTCTTTTGCGACAGATTACTGGCGGCGCGAATGGTCTTGATCCTTTCTTTCAATTCATCACCTCCTGACGGCATTATATCAGAGAGGGAGTGAGCTGTCAACAAAAAATACTCAATAATTGCGCAATTTTTCCTTGACAACACTCAAGCATTGAGCTATAGTATAATCAATCATTGAGCATTTGGAGGTGATGATATTGTCCGAAGTTGAGAAGCGAAACGCGGAGGCCGAGCTGGTGGCGCAGTTTGCCGCCCTGCCTGCCGAGATGCAGCGCCGGGTGCTGGACGTGCTCACCGGCATGCGCATGACCCTGGACGCCCAGGAGGAGCTCGCCGCGGCGAAGCGCCCGGCATAGGAAAGGGAGGATGATAATCCGTGATCCGAAAAATTACAGAAGCCGAAAAGCGCAGCCGTGAGAAGCTCTTCCGGCTTATGCGCGAAAACCCGGATTTGCCGGTTGTCCCGATGGTTGACAGCGAAGTCGTCGCAGATGATAGCTATTCGTATTGGATGGGATACTGGGGCAATGCAGAGCTCTCGGGCTATATCCTCACCGATGATCGGGTGTTGTTCCGTGGGCTTTCTGACGACGAAGAAGTCCTGGACGCCCTCGGCGAATACGCCGGCTGGGAAGATTGGCCTGACGAGAAGGTCGACGAGGCGGTCAAGAATTTCCCGTGGATCGAGTGCATCGTGGTCTACATCACAACGTGAGAGGTCAACAAATTAAGGAAGGTACATATGGCAAAAATCAAATATGTGGTAGAAACCAAATTGACGGTCGAACGGAAGGCCCTTCGTATAGCCTGCAGATGGTTAGAGTATAACGGATGCCAATATTCTGCCTGTTATGAGTGTAATGAGGATAGTTCAAAAGATGGTGTCTGTGCGAAATGCTTTGAACGGCATTTCCTGAAGCTCGCCGGAGCGCAGGAAGCGGGTGCTGGCGGATGATCCTGTATCAAATTACGATCCTCGGCGAGGCGGACGATCCGCAGGGGCTTAAGGAGGCTCTGGCCATGGCCTGCGAGGCCGTCGGCAGCGCGAAGGTCACGAAGGTGGAAGTGCTGGACGCCCAGTAATCCCTCGGCGGCTACAACGCCGCCAGGGCAAGGCTGGAGGCCGCGCTGGGAAGGAGCGACAAATGCAAACATTGAGGGCGGGGATGATCCCCGCCGTGATCGCGGACCGGCTGCGCACCCTGCGCCGGGAAGCGGGCCTGACCCGGAAGGAGCTGGCGGCGGAGACCGGCATCAGCTGGCGCTGCATCGTCAACTACGAGCTGGGCCACGTCGCCGGCATGCGCGCGGACAACCTGTTCAAGTACGCCGACGTCTTCGACGTGAGCACCGACTACCTGCTGGGCCGCGTCGACGTGAAGGGAGGCTGCCATTATGGCTGAAAACATGGAAGAAAGCGCCCGGCCGATCGGCTGGCGGATTTGCTCGGTTGTAGATCATCGGGGCCGTATAACGGGTAAGCACCGCATTGTCTGCCCGCGCTGTGGTTTCCGGAGGGAATTCGTGAGCCTCCGTTTTTATTTGCCGAAGTATTGCGAGAACTGCGGGGCGGATATGAGGCCGAAGTCGGATATCTTTGATAGGCTTATGTCTATCTATTACGCGGACGGAGACGGCATCAAGGAAACGGTTGAGGCTGCCGGTTGGATCGTGGACGATCCGAGTCTGGGCGGCAAAGTCAGGATGTCGGAGGCTTGACCCACGCATAGACTGCAGGGAAGGAGATGATGCCAGATGAAGAACGGCCCGATCACGTGCCGGGGGTTTGTGCCCGACGGCCGGGGCGGCTACCGCCGCGTGGAGGAGATGACGCCCGAGGAGCGGGCCGACTTCGGGCAGCGGCTCGTGCAGCGCATGGGCCAGGCCCTCAACGATCATTATTCCTGCCATCCGGAAGATTATGCAACATTAGGAGGTATCAATGGCTGACAAATTTAAGGATTGTTTCGCAAGGCCCCGGCGTGACTTCACGCCGTACGACGCCGAGCTCGTGAATCAGAAGGCGATCTTCAAACGCCGGGACGGCGCCGGGACGACGGAGGTCCGGCTGGATGAGCCCCGGGGCGTGTACAAAGGTGTGCGGGTCTTCGTCTTCGACGAGGTCCGGGCGCCCTACAAGACCGAATGGCGCGTTTTCAACGCCCTGCAGGCGCTCGGCTGGTTCGTAGCGATTTGCTATCACCAGCGCCGTGCCCTGGACGTGGTGCAGAACTACATGAATCTGGGACAGGGGCAGCGCTTCGACGGCGGGATCACCGTCTTCAAGGGGCGCACGGGATGACGGGCCGGCTGGTCGACTACAGGCGGACGAGCTGGCCGAAGCGGGCGCAGCTCGTCACCATCGACATCAGGGACGCGGACTTCGCCGAGAGCTTCGACCGGCTCAAGGACGGCGAGGTCACCGTCACCATCAGGAAACGCAGCGGCCACCGGTCGCTGGACGCAAACAAGTATGCCTGGCTGCTCATGGACCGGATCGCCCAGGCGCTCACCGTGCGGGACGCGAAGCCGTACAGCGCCGTGGATATCTATCGGGACGCGATCCTGGAGATCCCCGGCGTGAGCGAGATCTTCACGGTGCGGCAGGACGCCGTGGCGCGGTTCCGCGCCGGCTGGGAGCACAACGGTCTCGGCTGGCAGTCGCGGACGATGCCTTCCCGCGTGCCGGGCCACGTGGACGTGATCCTGTACTACGGCTCCAGCAGCTACGATTCGCGCCAGATGGGCGCGCTGCTCGACTATCTGATCAGCCTCGGCGAGTCGCTGGGCGTGGAGACCGCGACGCCGGAGGAGCGGGACAGGCTGTGCTCCCTGTGGGCGCAGGCGGAAAAGGAGAAATGACGAATGTGGTATTTTGTCGCGGGACTGGTTCTCGGCGCGGTCGGCGGTCTGATCCTGGCGGTGTTTACACTGGCCAGGGTCAACGCGGAGATGATCTGCGAGGCCATCGAGGCCGGAGGCTTCGAGATCCAGGGCGTTAAATTTGAAATTAGGGAGGTAAAACATGCTCAACAATCTGACCTTGCAGGGGCGGCTGACGTCTGACCCCGAGCTAAAAACCGTGGGCGACAATATCCCGGTGTTGGAGTTCACCCTGGCGTCGGACCGGGATTACACCCTCGCCGATGGCGATCGGCCCACGGACTTCATCAACGTGGTGGCCTGGAGAGGCACTGCGGAGTTTATTGCCAAGTATTTCACCAAGGGCCGGCAGATCCTCGTGACCGGGCGCATCCAGGTGCGCCAGTGGAGGGATCAGGACGGCGGCAAGCACCGCCGCACCGAGGTCCTGGCCAACGCGGCCTACTTCTGCGACAGCAGGAAGCAGGAGCCGGAAGCGGGCCCGTTCGAGGAGCTGCCCAACGAGCCGGTGCCGTTTAACTAAGTTATGGCTGAGAAGCGGTACTGGTGGCTGAAGCTGCCGGAGGACTTCTTCGGCAGCAAGCGAGTGAAGCGGCTGCGCAAGGAGGACGACGGCGACACCCTGCTGATCATCTACCTGAAGCTGCAGCTGCTGGCCGTCAAGAGCGACGGCAGGATCAAGTTTGAAGGGCTGGAGGATTCCTTTGTGGATGAGCTGGCTCTTGATATTGAGGAGAGTTCTGAGTTGGTCGGGCGCTGCCTGACGTTCCTTGTAAGAACCGGATTGGCCGAACAGCCTGACGCGCGGACGATCATTTTCCCATGGGTGAGGATCAACACCGGCTCTGAGAGCGCGTCCGCTGCACGGGTCCGTAAATTGCGGTCTCAGCAGGACGCCGCGTCACATAATGCGCAAAATGTAACGCCGGAGCGTTACATTGTAACGCCGGAGCGTAACGAAGTAACGCCGGAGCGTTACATTGTTACGGAGAGTAAGAGTAAGAGTAAGAGTAAGAGTCTAGAGGTAGAGTTAGAACTAGAGGGAGAGTTAGATAATAGACAATCCCTAGACTCTATTTTCTCGGACGGTAGGAAGGATAGGCCCGCGCCGCCGGATTGCGCGCAGGGATTTGTCCAGGGCAATATGCAGAGTTTCCAGCAGGCACTGGAGCAGTATCCGATGGAGCCGGTGCTGCCGGGCGATGACCGGCCGGACTGGCTGAAGCGGGTGGATGCGCTGGCCGCCGAGGGCGAAGCGATCGTCGACGAGGCCCTGGCGCGCCAGGCACATGGACAAAAGAGCTATTTCTGAGGAGGTACATTATGAGCAGTAAGATCAACCACATGAAAAGAAGCCACCGCAGCGAGCGTGGAAAGAGGGCGGCATTTGCGGCATTTAAGCCGCAGGCGTCCCGGAAGCACGGAATCGGTGGCACCGCACAGGCGATGGGCCTTCTGAATTTCCTGCTGAGAAGGAGGACGACGAAGAAATGAACGCGCTTGAAAACGTCATCGCCGCCATCGAGAAGCAGCAGCCTAAGCAGCGGAACGACGTCTGGATGGTCGGTGAACAGCTGAAGGATCTGCTGAAGGCCGAGCCCCAGTGGGCGGAGATGGTCGAGCGGGATCTGCAGAATCAGGGCCAGAAACTCGAGGACGTGGCGAAGCTCATCCGGGAGCGGGCCAAAAAAAACAAAGTCGGCAACTGCGGCGTCGTGACGCCCATGGAGGCGGATGAGATCATCCGGAAGACTTACGGCATCCCGGAGCGGGGCGCAGCGTCGGAGGCGCCGGCGCCGGACAATCTGGTCAGTTTGGAGGACTTCTTCTGATGGTTGAGCAGGTGAATTATGAGAAACTGCTGCCGTTGTGGCCTTCCTGCGAGGATCAGCAGAAGATTCTCGAGACCATCAACCCGGCGCAGTACATCATCTACCGCTCCGGCTGGGTGATGGACTGGATGACGGAAATGAAGCAGCGGGCTGTGAAGTGTTCCTGTACTGCCTGCGGCAGTGACTGGTATGCGTCCTGGCACGAAGGACCCGGACGCGGCCCTTTCGGGTTCTGGCTCGACGAGTTCTGTGCAGTGCACAACGACGAGGAAACCGTATGCCCGGATTGCGGCGCGAAGGTTACGGCCCAGCATGTCTCGTCCTTTCGGCATCGCATCTGCGATCATTACTTTCGTATGACGGTGGGCAAGGTGCTGGATCGGCTGGTGCTGCTGGGCTGGGTGATCCAGAGGGAGGTCGACAAGGACGGCCGGGTTTATCAGTCGATCAAGCCCTACGAGGCCTACGTGATCGAA